TTTACTAACTCTTTTTGATTTAATAATGTGGCCTGTCTTTACATTTACATTAAGACCTAGTGTACCTAACCACTTATGATATTGTAATTTTACTAAATCTAATTGTTCTTTTTTTGTCATTTTTTTTGACATTCTACTATTATTGCACATTTTAATCAATTTGTCAATAGTTTATAATTTTTCTATTTTTAACTTATAACCTTTTATTTTAGCTTGTTCTTTGGCGTTTTCTATATGTTGTTTAATTCTTTCTTCATAACCTGGTAAGGTATCAGTATAAATTGACTCAGTAGTAAAAACACCTTTTTTTTCTTGGTCTGTTTTAATAATTATCATTACTTACCTCTTTGATTTTCTGCCTCTAACTGAATAGCAACATCAACGTCTGACTCTTCTTTTTCTGTTAAAGCATTTTCATCTGCATATTGGTCTATTTCTACTAAACCATCTTCTTTAGCAAACTCATCATCTTCATAAACGATTTTACCAATGTATTCAGTTTTACCACTATCTGAATAACTAGCGTCAGCAACCAATGTTTCAACACCTTCTTTTTGAGAAGTTATAGAACCTTTAATTTCTGAATGGTCAATACCACCAAAATCTAAAAACTTATGGTCTGCCTCTGCTTCATTATCAGCCAAGACCTCTTGTTCTATCATAAGTGTATAGTAAGTTTTCTTTCTGTATAGGTTTTTGCCCACGTCTTTATCTGTATATGTTATATTTGTATCTATTGCCATAATGTCCTCCTTAGTTCATTTGATTAATATATTGTCTTTTAGTTTTGTAATCCTCAATAATTTTTGGATCAAAGTCTTTTCTAAAACCTTGTCTTGTATTCCATAATTGGCCAAAGTCATTAAATAAACTTTTGTCACCTGCAGCCGTATCTGGCCATACATCTTCATATGTTTGATAGTATTCGTCTGGATACATAATTTCAATAGCAGTACTACCTAAGAAATTAGTAGCGGCTTCTTTGAAAATCTTATCCATATAGTCTTTAAACATTAATAATCTTTTTCTATAATATTTAATTTTAGAAATAGGTACATTTCTATAAAGAGTATATGAAGACCAAAATGTGTCAGAACCATCTTCTGGATCCTGATATTCTCTTTTATAAACAACGTTAAATGATTTGTGTAATTCTTTAGTCATAGCGTCTCCTTTATTTGTCATATACATATACGCTACACTAAAAATACTTAAAAGTCAAGCATTAAAAAGTGTTGATTTTATTAGGTTTTTAGATTAAATGTTCTTGTTTTGTTCTACTTTTTATCAAATCCTGCCTTAGCAACATAGAACGAATCAACAATATCTGTTACAGGATTGTTTAGTTTTGTTTGATCAAATTCTTTCATCAAATCAATATGTGTATCTTTTACAAATTGCTCATACATTTTAAGCTTGTCTGCATTGCCTTTACCTGTAGCATTCTTCTTTACTTGACCAGGCACTATACTTTCAAATCTTTTGTTTAGTTTGTATAGTTTGTGTTTTAATGCACCCATATTTTCTGCTAGATTAAACACTAGGCCTTTACTACCAAATGAATATCCCTCTACAAAAATATTACCAATAGCAGTATCAACAATGTTAATCGCCCAATCGGAAATCTGGTCGTGTCGTTGTGTCTCGGAGGTATAGGGTAAATGTAGTCTGCCATTTATTTGTCCATTACAAAAATCACCTTCATATTTTTTTACATTTGTAAGATAATATATCTTACAGTTTTCAAATTTAAATGTTCCTCTACATACACATATAGCAGGACTACTTAAACTATAATCAATTCCAATCGTCTTGGTCTTCTTCGTCATTAAAAATTGCATCCTCTTCTTCTATAGAAGTGTCTGCACCACAAAAAGGACAAGTTGATGGCTCTGTATCTTCATCATCCCACTTAACGTGGTATGATACCTCACAGTTTTTACACGATATAGTTATTGTGTTTAAAGTTGATGGAGTAAGTGTTGTCATTATAGTTTGAAAGATTTAAATTGATCTTTTTTTACGTCTTGTTTTAGACCACCAATAACATAAGATTCTATCTCAGTTTCTTGTGGTGCGTTTTGTAGTGAGTGACTATTAAACCAATGTTGTGTCCAAGGTAATGGATTATTAGCTGATGATTGTTCATATTTCTGCTCTAAACCAATTACTCTCATTCTTCTATTTGCTATATATTCAACATATTGATGTAATAGTTTTTCTGAAAGTCCTATCATAGAACCTTTTTGAAACAAATAAGTTGCCCATTCTTTTTCTTGTTGTACTGCGTCATCATATATTTTATATACATCTTTGTTTGTATCTTTAATAACTTTGTTCATTACTTTATCATTTTCTTTTGTAAGATAAGCTTTAATAATTTGTTGTGACATTGCAAGGTGTTGACTTTCATCTCTAGCAATTAACGATAGTATTTTAGCAGAGCCTTCCATAAGTTTAAGTTCACCAAATGCAAATGAACAAGCAAATGAAACATAAAATCTCAAACCTTCTAGTACATTTACAGTTACTAATGCCAACCACAATGCCTTTTTTAATTCATATTCATCAACTGATTTAGGATTTGTTTTATACTTATAACCTAAGTTTATTAAATGATCGTAAGCTTCTGTAACCGCTTTTGATCTTTTTTCAATCTTCTCATCTTGTATAATCGTATCAAATACTTCAGATGGATCAGAATATAAATTTTTAATAATATATGTATAACTTCTACTATGAATTGTTTCCATAAAGTCCCAAGCTACAATTGCACCTTCTAATTCTGGATTAGATACAAATGGTAAAAATGCAAGGCAAGGCCCTCTACCTTGTACACTATCTAACATTGTTTGATATTTTAAGTTAGATGTAAAAATAAACTTTTGTGATTCAGATAACTGAGCATAATCGTTTCTATCTTTTTGTAAAGATACTTCTTCAGGTCTCCAAAAGAAACCTAATTGTTGTTGTGTCAATCTATCAAATATAGGATACTTAAATGTATCATATCTTTGTACAGCTAGGTCTTCACCAAAAAACAATGGTTGTTTTGTAGAATCTAAGTTTTTAGTTTTGTTAAATACAGTTTTCATTAAATTGTACAAGAATCACAGTTTTCTGGATCTTCTTCCTCTTTTACTTCTGGTTTATCTTCTGGCACGTTATCGTGGAAACCAACTGGATGTGTTGGTTCGTCTTCATCTTTCTTACTATCATATGTGTTTTGATAATAAGAAGTCTTCCAACCCAATTTATATGTCGTCAATAGGTCTTGAGCCATTATTGAAACTGGCACTTGACCATCAGTATAATTTTCAGGATTATAAGACCAGTTACCTGATATTGCCTGGTCAAAATACTTTTGCATTACTGCAACGATATTTATATATCCTTCATTCCCTTTCATATCCCAAAGTAGTGTATAAAAATTCTTTAGTTTTTGATATTCAGGTACGATTTGTTTTAATGGTCCTTTTTTAGATTTTTTAACTGACAAATAATCTCTTGGTGGTTCAATGCCATTTGTTGCATTTGATACAACAGATGATGATTCACTAGGCATTTGAGCAGAAAGTGTTGAGTGTCTTAAACCATGTTCTTTTATTTCACTTCTTAACCATTCCCAATCGTAAGTGTAATCCCTTTTTACTAATTCATCTACGTCTTTTTTATAAGTGTCAATAGGTAATATACCATCTGCATATTTTGTTTGTTTAAATGCTGAACATTGTCCTTTTTCTTTTGCAAGTTGATTACTTGCCTTTAATAGAAAATATTGAAATGCTTCTGTAAGTTTATCAACTTGTCTCCAAGCAAGTTTTTGATCATACTTATAACCTTTTTTAGCAAGATAATGAGCAAGGCCAATGTAACCAATACCTAAACTTCTTCTTGCTTTTGTAGATACTTCGGCTGCATTAATAGGATAATTTTGATGATCTATAATTTCATCTAATGCTCTTACAGCCAAGTCACATAAAGGTTCTAGTTCATCTCTTTTATTGATTTTACCCACATTGATGGCAGATAAAATACATAAAGCAATTTCACCTTCTCCATCAATGTGTTGTATTGGAGTGGTTGGTAAAGTTATTTCCTGACATAGATTTGACATTGATACTTTGTCTTTAAAAGATGAGTGGGTGTTGCAATGGTCAATGTTCATAATATAGATACGACCCGTTTCTGCTCTTTCTTTCAGTATGTCAAAAAACAATCCTTGTGCGTTTATTTTCTTTTTCTTAACGCTAATTTTTCTTTCTGCTTTTTCGTAAAGTTCATCAAACTCTGGCGTACCCCAAGCCTCATATAGTTCAGGTACTTCGTGTGGTGAAAATAAAGTTATATCTTC